ATGAATGAAACAAAGATTATGACTTTTGAAAATAAGCAAGTAATGGACAGCCGGGATATATCAAAAATGGTTAATAAACATCATCAGCATCTGATGCGTGATATTCGCCATTACATCAAAGTTTTAAAGGAGAGTCCAAAATTGGACGCACGTGCTTTCTTCATCGAAAGTACCTATACATCAAGACAAGGGAAAGAGCTTCCCTGCTTCTTATGTACTAAGCAAGGGTGCGAAATGATCGCTAACAAGCTTACTGGTGATAAAGGTATTCAATTCACCGCTCGTTATGTAACCTTGTTTAACCAATACCAGGAAGAACGCAAGGAATTGACCACGCATATGACGCCGGAAGAGTTAGCAGCGAAGAACCGGGAACTGGATATCAAAGAAAACTACGTCAAAGAAATGCATAGCCAGAACCTGAACAAGGCGCATGAGCTGCGCAACCAGGACGTCAAGTTATTCTTAGCATTGGGCAAGGTTGCCGATAGCTACCATGAACGCCAGATGGCCACAGAGTTTCGGAATGAAGCGATCCATCAGATGAATGCCTTGCCAGTTGGTGGGCGCCGGGAATACTCAGCCAGTGAAATTGGCAGGCTCTTGGGAGTTTCACCAATTACGATCGGTAAGTGGGGTAATAAGCTCCATATTAAACAAGATCATAATTTGTCATATCGAGATCGTTACGGCGCTTGGCGGTACTTTCCGGAAGCCTTGCAGATCTTCCAGGACAATGCACTGGAAATCCAGAACGATTTTGCGGACAACTTGGACGATTTCTAGGAGGTGTAGGGGATGGAAGTTAAAGTTATCATTGCAGCTGAAAATGCTGACAAATTAAAAGAGACACTAGCAAAACTAGAGCCCCTTCAAAAATATGGCGACATTAAAGTTGAATGCACATTGCTAGATAGTCCACGTTACGACGTACTAACTGGCAAGATCGATCGTCCTAGTGTTTAGTCAGTTTGGGAGATAAAAATGTCACCATTACACATTATTCAAATAACAATTATTGCTATCACCGCTGCCTATTTCATTGCTGATATCTGGTCACAAGGTGAAACTGAAGTTTTTGTAATTCCTTACTACATTGTCCAAATTATTTTGATTTATTGGATGTTTAAGTTGGATCCGGCAATTAATTTTTAGAACCAAGAATGTCTGAAATGAGTAATGAGACGATCAATTTCAGCTTGGTCTTCAAATATTGAATTGGATAAATGATTTAAGCATTTACGAATTAACTCACGGTAAGAAATATGATTTTGCAGAACGGTATTTGAAAGATTCTCAAAATCCATTTTAATTTGTGAGTCTTTAAAAATTGCAAACGAATCTGCAGCGACACCAATTACTTCGGTTTGGATTTCACCATCGCTTTTTGGCCCATAATATTCAAGCTTTCCACGAGCACTATTCAATCGATGAATTAGGGAACGCTTAAATGCAATTTGTCGTTTTAAGTTATCAATTCGTAATTCTAAAGTTCTCACTTTGCGATTGTAATGGTTGTTAATCAAGAAGCCGATAGTCGGAACAAATAAAGCAACAAAAGCAATGATAAATGATAGATCCAATAGTTTCACCTCCTTTCGGTAGGAGATGAATTAATTATAGCAATAAAGAGAGAGGTGCAGAAGTTGGAAAAACGAAATACGATGAAAAGCTTTCGGCATTTTGAAAGCCCGTACTACCGAAACCCCAAACCGAAAGTTAAACCAATTAAGCAGATTGGATTCAAAAAGGACCAACCTGCAAAACAGATTAGTCCTAAAGACTAGTGTTCAGTTCTTACACCTTTAAACTTGGTTCCGTCTTGCTTGACGTCCATAAACTTGCCGGTTGCTGAGTCACGCTTAACGTACTTACCAGTTTTAGGGTTTAAAACTTGAGAACGTCCACGAACAGCTCCAATACGGCGACCATTCTTTGGTGGATTTGTAGCCATAAATTCACCTCCTTAAATCTAGGCAGTGAATCCATTTTATATCTATATATAGACACAATCAAGGAGACGATAACAATATGCTGTGGTTGAGTGTTGAAAATGAACTAACTCGACAAGGTAAGTCAGTTTACTGGTTAGGCAAACAGACTGGTATTCCGACTAATACTTTGTACCAGTACAAAAATGATGGTGTTGAGCCAACTTTTTCAAAGGTATGTAAGATCGCTGATGCGCTTGGCGTCAGCTTAGATGAGCTACGGGATAAGAAAGGAAGCAGTTAAGAATGACATTGAAGTATACAGCCTTATTGTGTCTGGCCTTTATCGCTGGGTACATGCTCGGATTTATCAAATAGGAGGGAGATCCAATGGAACGAAAAATTGAAAGTCCAATGTTAACGACATCGGAAGCCGCTAAGTATATGCGAATCGATGTTAATACGCTTTCCGCGTTGTTGGATATGGGAGAAATCCCAGTCCTAAACTTGGGATCGAAAAAGATATATCGGCCAGTGCTCGATGAATTTATTGTTAAGAACATGACCAATGCAAGTGATACAAGCTTGAAAAAACTAGTTGAGAACTACAAAAATCAAAAAAAATTAAAACCAGGAGAAAGAAGGATAGAGATATGAGTTTGTTTAAAGCATTTATGTATACCACGCTAGGCGCACTGATGGCTTGGTGTTGGGACTTTGGCCATAACTTCTGGTGGGGAGCTCTAGGCTTCCTTTGGTGCCTGCTGATGGCCACCGATGTAATTGAGTTTTGCTTTCCGAAAAAGAGGGACTGGAAATGATGAAGAAATTGAAGCCATTAATGCTAATGCTGTCAGGGTACGCCTTGACTAAATTGCCCGAAAACAACGGGTGGTGGAACTTATTGGCCTTAATTGGCCTGGTTTACGTGGTTGACCAGTTACTCGGTGACTGGTTCATCAAGTATTTCTTAGATTTTGACAACAAAAAAGTGTCTAAGTAGCGGCAACTACTTAGGCACCATGAATAAGCAAAATTCGAGGTAATTATAACATGAATAAACAACTTTATGACTTTTTAAAGCGACAACGACAAAAAGAAATTGACGAAGCAAATAAGTTGCTCATGGTTAATCGTATTGAAGACTACGACCGTACATTGGAACGGCGATTGAGTGATTGCTATGGCTTTATTGATGGCTTTAGCGATTTGATGAATAAAGCCGCTGGAATCCGGGCTTAGGAGGCAAACAAAATGAATCAAATGCAAACACAACAAAACTTTGACGATGCGGTGGTTAGCTTAGTTAATAAGTTAGTTGAAGAACAACAATCACAAGGCTTGGCGCTACCCACTAATTACAACGTCCAGAATGCCATGAAGGCGGCTTATCTTAAGCTCCAAAATGTTAAGGACCGGCAAGGACGTCCAGCTTTAACCGTATGTTCTAAGAACTCAATTGTCTACGCTCTGATGGATATGGCAGTGCAAGGGCTTAGCCCCGCTAAAAACCAGTGCTACTTTATTGTTTACGGCACTGAATTACAGATGCAGCGGTCCTACTTCGGGACTATCGCCGCATTAAAGCGGTTAGATCGAGTTAAGGATATTGATGCTCAAGTGGTTCATGAGGGCGATGAATTTGAAGTTGGTGCTGATAGAGTGGGCCACCTAGTAGTTGAGCGATTTAACCCGAAGTTTGAAAACCTGGATAAGCCATTAGTCGGAGCCTTCGCGTTTATCGAATTAACTGATGGCCGAGTTGATTATACGGTTATGACTAAGAAGCAAATTGATACCTCTTGGTCGCAATCCCGTCAACATGGCGTTCAACAGAAGTTTGGTGACGAGATGGCAAAGCGGACAGTGCTTAATCGGGCGGCTAAGATGTTCATCAATACCTCGGATGATTCCGATATGTTAGCAGGGGCTACTAATTCCACAACGGCAAATGAATTTGAAGATCGGACTCGTAAGGAAGTCAACGCTGAAGAAAAGGGCACCCCAGCGGCACTCTTAGCCGGTATGAAGCACCACCAAGAAGAAACTAAGCAGGAAATCAAACCTGAAGAAAAGAAGAGCACTCCAGAAGCTCCTGAGAAGCCCGTAGAGGACGAGAAAGAAGCGACGGAACAATCTAACGAAAACCCATACGGAAGCCAACTGCCGTTCCCAGAGCCTGGTCAAAATGAACCTAACGAGGTAGCGGAAGGTCAAACTTCGATTGACGACTATCTGAATGCGATGGACAAGGAAATGGAGGCACAGGCAGATGCCAACTAAATTAACTCCTGAAAATTACTATTCCCATGATACCGATTGGGAATACATGAGTTTCTCGTTGTTTAAGGACTTCCAGCGGTGTGAAGCAGCGGCTTTAGCAAAGTTGAAGGGTGATTGGACGCCAGAACTAGATGCTAAGCCATTGCTAGTTGGGAACTATGTCCACTCCTACTTTGAAAGTAAAGAAGCCCACGAAAAATTCATCAAAGACCACAAGAGCAAGATAATGTCGACACGTGGCAAGACGAAAGGCCAATTGAAGGCTGATTACAAATTTGCCGATGTAATGATTAAAGCGCTCGATGATAGCGAGTTATTCAATTATGTTTATAAGCCCGGTCAGAAGGAAGTGATCGTAACTGGAAAGCTGTTTGGCTATGACTGGAAGGGTAAGATTGACAGCTTGGTACTCGATCAGAACTACTTCTGTGATCTTAAAACCGTTGATGATCTTCATAAGAAGCACTGGCAAGAAGATTCCCGGTCCTGGGATAACTTCATTGAAGATCGGGGTTACTACATGCAGATGGCGATTTACCGGGAGCTAATTAAGCAAACTTTTGGTAAGGACTGCAATCCATACATGTTTGCGGTATCAAAGCAGGCAATTCCCGATAAGTTGGCCATTGACTTCACAGGAGAAAGTGAAGCGGTAAGGATGCAAGCTGCTTTAGAAGAGATTGAAGCCAGCCAAGAACGATACTGGAATATTATGATGGGCGAAATTAAGCCTGAACCGTGTGGGCGATGTGAATACTGCCGGTCCCACAAGGTATTAGATGAATTTGTCCACGCAACTGATATTGAGGTGTACTAATGAAGATTCGGAAGGTAAGAAACAGTTTTGTGACCATTGTCGATCAGAAACTAACGCGTGATGATCGGCTAAGTTGGAAGGCTCGTGGTATCTTCTATTATCTTTGGTCGCAAGCGGATAACTGGGACTTTAATGCCACTGAAGTATCTAGGCATGCAACAGATGGCCGAAAGTCTCTAGATACCGGCTTAGATGAGCTAGAAAGGTTTGGCTATCTTAAGCGAGAGCGAAAACGCAACAAATTAGGGCAATTAACCACCTCTGATTGGCAGTTATCTGATTTGCCAGTTGAAGCGTGGATTAAAGATCGAGCAAAGCCTATTCCCGAAAATCGGAAACTGGATCAGCCTATTTCCGGTTTTCCAAATTTGGATAACCCTAATTTGGAAAATGGCGAACAAAGTAAACATCAAGAGAAGATAACATCAAAGGAAGATAACATCAAACTAAACAACAATAACAATTTATATCTATATTTACATGAATTACGGCTACAGCCGAGCGACGGACAAATGAAACGATTTTTGAAAATTAGTGATGGAATTTCTGAAGACTTAATTAAATATTCGATTGAGCTCACTGATATGTACGCTGATAAACCGTCATTAAAGTATGCTGGGGCAATTATTAAGCAATGGAAGCGACTTGGGATTAAATCATTACAAGAGGCCAAACGGCGAGAAATGATCATGAACGATGACGATCAGGGCGATCTGAATGGAGTTCAGATTCCAATTTTTAAGCTAATGGATCAATGAGGTGAATCGAAATGACGATTGAAGAAGCAAAAGCAAAATTGAGCCAAGCCTACCATCTGATTGAAGAAGTAGATGGCATAAGCGTAAATGAATTGGATGGCAGTTTGGAAGGCTTTAATTATGTCTTCGACTTTAATTATGTCTTCGGTGATATAGATAACGCCATGCTTGCTTTAGATGCGGCTGATGATGATATTGAATTGCTACACGAAAGGAGGACTAATCATGAACGGGATTGATGATTTTGAGAAAGCCATAGATAAGGCAATGGACGACTTAGAAGACATGATCGGGGCACTGAAAGACGGTGGCGTACTAGATGGCTATCTGGATGATATTGAGTATGAAAAAGAGTGTCTTAGTGATGCTTATAGCTACTTAGATGACGCTCGCTCCTGCTTGAAAGACTTACACAACGCTTCCGACAAGGATTATGAAAAGGGGGGATACTAATGTATCATTCGCTTGCGCCAATTCAGGTATACCTTTTTAAAGCTGATGAAGAACCCCAAGTGCCTTTAGATTATCGGTTTAATGAATTTTCACTTTGGCTCACCAATGGCGGTGGCGAGATTATTGATGTCAAATATCAAGAAACATCAATTTTGGCAGTCTGTGTCTTCCCGGGTGGTGATGTGGCAGACTACCGCTGGGAAGATAAAGAAGCGATCAAAGAGCATCTAAGCGAGGTTAAGGAAGACCCTAAGGAGCGTGAGAAGAAAGTGGATTTTGAAGCCTTAAGTCGGGAGTTACCTTTTGGGTACAAAGCGGAAGGACGCTATGGGGAAAAAGATTTAGATCAAATTTACCTCTACAAAGATGACTACTACCTTGGTGCGATAAGAAAAGAAGATGATATATGGCGATTTAATGTAAAATCGTCAGAAGCCTTCATCAAGACCGAAGAGATGGCCGGATTAATTGCAGCACTCAAGGTAATCAAGGACTACATGGAGGAAAATTAATGGCTAAAGAAAAAATTACTATTAGTGGCGATAAGATTAAAGTAATCATCATGGACGTTTTAGAAACGCTTGATAAGTATAAAGGGACTGAAATAATTACGGTTGCTTCGGCACTGTATACCCTGGTTCTTTTGATGGCCAAGGACACTGATACCGATTTTGAAGGTTTAAACGAATCCGCACTAGATGCGGCTAAGCAAGTCCTAAAGCTAACGGGATTGGATAAGTAAGTGCAGAAACGATATCACTTAAGATTTGACTTAAAACCCGTCCAGCAAGCCCGGCCACGTGCTAGGCGGACTAAGTTTGGAGTGCAACTATATGACCCGATCAAAGTTAAGAAGTTCAAGCAAGAGTTAGGATTGCTAGCTAAGCAGCAGTGGCACCAAGAACCGCTAGAAGGGGCATTAAGGGTCACAATTAACTTCTATCGGGACGTACAGAAGTCAATTAGCAAAAAAGAACGTGGTTTACGGCTTTCTGGGGCGCATAGACCAACGGTAAAGCCGGACATAGATAATTATATTAAATCGGCTTTGGACGGCTTAAATGGCGTTATATGGATTGATGATAACCAAATTATAAGTTTGCACTCGGACAAATTTTACAGCGAGAAGCCTTACATCGATTTGATAATCGAGAAACTGGAGGAGAATGATGACAATTGAAGAAGCAGATCAAGCCTTGCTCAAAGGCAGTCCGGTCAAGATTAAGGGCGATGGTGGCGTGTGGATAATCCAAGCTACCAACGCTTTAAATCAGACAGCAGAATTGGTCAATCAGACTAAGCAATATCAAGTAGAAGAAGCGCTCAAAAATCTAAGCTTCTGGCTCGGAGGTGAACACGGTGAACCTAAATAAGCACGGGGAATTGTCAGTGCCCTTAAATCGCTTGACAGAAAAGTATGGCCGGATGTGGTACCGGTTAGCTCCAGACGGCAGAGATAGTCGGCCGATTGATCCCGACTTAGCCGAGATCTGGCTAATTACTGGGGGACAACCACCAAAGCAGTGGGCGTCAAGTTCAGCAATGCCACCAATCACCCCACAGATGGTTAATGCTTTGCGCCAAGCGATTAACGATATTCCAAGCATGACTAAGATTCAGAAGCGAACAGGCTTGACGGAAAAACAAATCTTAGCGATCTTCTATCGCTTCCCGGAGCTGGAGAATAAATTCCAGTATAACCAGAACTTATATCCGAAGGTGGTAATTGGTGATCAACAAGCCAACCGGATTTACAACTTTAATTACATCTCCGAAGCGGCAAGGTGGCTTAATGTTGACCGCAACGTAATTGTCAATCTTCTCAAGTATCGACATGGTGGCGGATTGATTAAGCGGCGCTACCGAGTAAAGCGAAAGTTATGGTATGGTTTAGATGGAGGATTCGATTGAAAAATAAAATTATAATTGTCGGGTTTTGTATAGTATGTATGTTAATTGCGACCTTTGTCGATGATCCCCACCTTAAGTATGCGGCAGTGGTATGCTTGCTATTAATGTTTATCACAACAGGGTGGTAAATAAAAAAAGAAGCCCAAATCGGACTTCCTTCGCACACACAAGATTAATTATAACATGCAGGGGGATAACGATGGGGTTAGTTACTGAATATGATCCTAAAGGCGTCATCCGAGATGTAAAGACTTTCTTTCTAGAAGACAGTTTCGAGCACCCCGTCAGTTACGCCAAGATTGTCCGGCACACCAATCAAATTATCGGGTTAAATTCGATGAGTGATGATGTAACGGGGGTGCATGGCTCAAGTAAGGATGATGCAGCCGAAATGCGCATGCTAAGTAATGATGTTTACTTTCGTGCCAGTAAGGCAATCAATCGGGTCGTAGCCAATTGTAGTAGTCGGGTTAGTACCGAGATCTTAAAGCTCCGCTTTCTAAATCACCAGACAATATACCAGGTAAAAGCTAGGCTATATCTGGATTCAAATGACGCTTACTATCGGGCGGAGCGCTATGCTTGCTACGAGTTTGCCGAAGGGATTGAAGCGGCCAAGATCACTCTTAAGATTGCTGATGATATCATCCCCGACTTCTTGGGGCAAAATCGGAAAGCGAGCGGAAACTTCCCGACATAATTCGGACGAAAAGCGGAAGCAAACCGGAAGCAAATTCCTTTAAAATGGTATTGTGGAAATAATAAAAATGTTTGACTTTATTTTTAATGCGCAGCCAATTATGTATTAAAATTAACTTAGCAGCTATTTCAGCGAGAGCTGTGGGTATTTTGTCTTTCATTTGGTACTAGTGGGAAGCAATTGGCCCGGCTTGAGGTTCGACCCCTCAACTAGTAATTACCGTGCTTCTTTTTTTCTTTTCAACCTTTGGGCACGGCCGCTATGTTCCACAGGTCGTGGGTGCGTTTTCCTTCATGGCGCACAAAAGTGTGGGTTCGAATCCCACCTACTAGCTTTGCTGGGAACTTTTGTAGGAGGTGTAAATCCTACACTTTAAATGCAACATACCCAGCGTACATAACTGGCGCAATCCAAAAGAAGGATGTGATATTTCCTTCTTTTTCGTATCAACTAGCGCTGGTTATCTAGTGCATGCACTACCTAAAAAAATTCAATTAAAGGAGCTGAGAAGTCCCCTCAATCCGATTTTTGACAACATTGCATGCGCTTATCTCGTAAGCCTCAAATGGTGGGGATGACTACGTGTTTTGATACTCTCCGTAATGATTTGCGTTTAATTTGATAAATGTATTAAGCCATTTGGTTCGCTGCCAACTTACGAGATTGCTGATATCTATTTGTGTTGCTTTCTGATTTTTAGGATTTAGATATCAGCGTACCGCAACTCTGGTGGCTGAGAGGTCACCATTTACCTTGATAGTTCAAAGAAGAATACTGGTCTCCAAAACCAGTGATGATAGTGCAAGTCTATCTCAAGGCGTTGCCTTTGGGCAATTCATTTTATTTTTACCTCAGCTCAGTCAATTTGACTGGGCTTTTATAGTATTATTATGGCGAGGTGAAGATTAAATGAGTAATAATGATGAATTAACAAGTACTGTTCATTTTCACATTTCAGGTAACGGATTCGATCCTAAAAATGGATATAATTTAAAATATTTAATAGCTTCTTTGAATTCTGTTCAAAATATTATTGAAAAAACATATACTTTTGTTTCGGAAAAGGAAAGATTCACTAATGCTGACGAATCAAATTTGCAAATCAAGATAACTGATATTAAGCCGGGATCGTTTCAAGCTGACTTACAAATATTAATGGGATCAATTATCCTTCCTGTTACAGACATGCTACAGTTAAGTAATCCCAAACAATTATGGACTTTAGCTACACAATGTTATAACTATGTTCACGATTTACTTAAAGCAAAGAGTAAGGGTGAAAGAATAAAAGTGGAAACTAATAATAGTGAAAGAACTGTGAATATTATCAATGAAGGTAGTGGTACTGTGAACGTATACCCTGCAGCAGTTCCAGAATTATCTAGAAAATTAAGTAGTAATTTTAATCAATTGAATAGCTTAGTGGCAAACGGTGGTCCCGTTAGTGATATTTCAATTGTAGATACGTCAAGTAAAGATAATAATATTCAAGTAAATGAAGAAAGCAGTAGGTACTTTGTAAAACAAACTTTACTTAATGATGAAATTCAAGTTGTAAATGGGGTTATTTACAAAATAGATGCCACTAAATTTACAGGAAACATATTTATTAAGGAAGGCAATGATCTTATTGGACCTGGTAAATATAAATTCAGTTTTATCGATAAAGATGAACTAACAATTGATGATATGAAGCGTGTTTTAATGACAGAGTCAAAGTTTAGATGTTTAGCAAAAACAAGAATTGATCCATCTAACTTAAAAGAAGATGTCATAGAACTTAAAATAATCAAAATAGAAAATTATGAAGCGGCATAATTCGATTAAGTCAGTTTAACGGGGCTGACTTTTTAATTACGTTAAAGCATTGATATATCAATAAAAGCAAACAAAAAAGACCGTCAAATCAAGGATTGACGGGCAAAAATAAATAAAATATTTTCCTAAATCAGCTTGATTATACATATAATAGTATGTATAATATATATGTAAATTAAGGAAGGGAGGTGAAGAGAGTATGCCAATGAAGCCGAATAAAATGGTAAGGTTGCTGAAAAAGCATGGTGCAATTGAGCTTCCTAAATCGGGTGGGCATCGGAGATTTCAAAATCCAAAAACTGGAATGATTACTGAAGTCCCAATGCATACTGGAGAATTAAAAAAGGGAACCCAAGAGGCAATCTTAAGAGAATTCGGTTTGAAGTGACTGGTAGCAAAGCAAGCCAACCACTTGCTTTGGTGTACTCTCAAGAATTATGGATCAACGAGTTGTATATCCAGTTATTGCCAAGGAATATAACGATGAGGACGGTCACTACTTTGTGGTTACAACTCCCAATATTCCTGGTGTTGTTACGCAAGGTGATACATTAGATCAAGCAGCGTTCAATGCTGAAGACGCTATCGCAACTATGATTGCGGATCAAAAAGAATATCCTAAGCCACAAGATCCGAAGGGCTGGGAGCTAGAGGATGATGAGCGGGTTGTTTATGTATCTGTGAATATGACACAATGGAAAAAGAAATATGGCAGGGTTGTTCGAAAGAGCATTACTATTCCTGGTTACTTAGCAGACTGGGCAAAAGAAAATGATGTTAATGTTTCTCGTGTTGCATCAGACGCTTTAAGAGGACTACAAGAAGCATAATAACAACTAAGGCGATGGCTTAACGGTCATCGCCTTTTTGTATGGAATAGATCATTAACAAATAACGGGGTGATTTTTAATGGCTAAGGTTCAAATTACATTTGATAGTGAGAATATTAGTAAGCCACCACATGTAAAAGTTGATGGGAAGCCAGTAGAGCTTTTGCATAATATTAGTTTTGACTGGAATACTAGAACTATTGAGAAAGATACGATAGCAGGTTTTGTAATCAGTCGTTGGAATGAGAATCAGAACTTGATTACTGAGGAAGCATATACATCGGAATTTTTAGGTAAAGACTTTCAATAGCAGAATTACATAGAAAGGGGGATGCTTAATGCCTATCACTAAGCTATCGATGGCCAGTGGCAAGCCATCAGTCATACCGTATGGTGATAAGCCTAAGCGTGAGTATGACCGAGCTTACAACCAAAGACGGCAAACAACTGAGACTGACTATGTTAAGTTCTATCACTCAGCTGCATGGCTCCATAAGCGGCGTGAGATTCTTGAACGTGATTATGGTTTATGTCAGCGGTGTGGCAAGGATGCCAACCTAGTTGACCATATCATCCCCAGTAAGGACGATTGGGAAGATCGCTTGGATAGCGACAACCTTGAGTGTCTTTGTCGTGAGTGTCATAAGATTAAGACCAAGCGGGAATGGTACAAACATCATAAGAGTAAGGAGCGTTACATGGAGATTAACTTAGTCTGTGGCTTGCCTGGTGCTGGTAAGTCAACATATGTTAAGCGTCACATGACAGACCATGATCTGATCTATGATTACGATGACTTGATGCAGGCCTTGACTGGTTTGTCAAGCCGCCATCGGAATCATGATGTGCATGACTATGTGATGCTGTTCTTGGATCAAATGTTACGAAAGCTAAAGGCTGAACAGTCCTTCAATAACGTTTGGATTATTCGTACTTTACCTGATCATCGAATCGATAGCTTGCTTGCTAACTATCATCACATCAATCACATCTTAATCGATACTGATGCAAGTGTTTGTGAAGCACGAATTGCAAAGCGGAAGCAAAAGATTCAATTTCAAAAGATCCTAAATGACTACCAGGCCGCTGACTGGGGTGGGTATCGGCGAGTTAAAAACTGTTGATACCCCCTTCCTTTTTATCGGGGCCTAGTTTTTTAACGCTCTTGAACGCACACCGACTTTTTTGCATGGAAAATTCCAACAATTTTATTTTTTGCCGCCGGATAAAAAAAGCCCCGAGCCGTTGATGGTTCGGGGTTTTGCTTACCCAGAGTTTACCACAGGAGGTGCAAAATGGGAAGAAAACAAAAGCTTTTGCGTGAATCTACCGGCCACCTACGTGTGGTTGAACAGCAAGCAAAATATCAGGCTGAATTCTTGGCCACCGATGGTCTGGACAAACTCCAACCAACCCCGCCAGCCTATTTAGACCGCGATGCTAAGGCGGAGTATAAGCGGATCTTCAAAGGTCTTGGTAAGCTTCCAATTCGCGATTTAGATCACGCTGAATTAGAAAATTATTGTACCTGGTACTCGATCTATAAGCAGTCAACCCGTGACTTGCAAGAAGAACGGGATCCTGAAGCACGCGAAGGAATTATCCGAACGTTAGATAAGGCCACGAAAAACATCAAGGCCCTGGCCTCGGACCTGGGGCTCAATGTTAACAGCCGGCTACAGATTAACATGCCAAAGGATGACAAAAGTGAAAAGCAGTCATTAAAGGAAAGGTTTGGTTAGATGGATTACGCAAAGGAATACGCTGAGAAGGTCGTCAATGGTGACCGGATCGCGGGCCAAAAAGTAATCCTTGCTGCCAAACGATACCTAAACGATCTGCAAAAGCAAGCTGATGATGATTTTCCGTATTTTTACGATCAGGAGCGGGCCAACAAGGTCATCTCCTTTATGGAGCTATTGCCCGACCCCAAAACGATGCGGGCTTATCCACTAGCTGATTTCCAGCGCTTTATCATCGCCAATCTCTACGGATGGTGGCGTAAGGACGACCCCAGCAAGCGACGTTTCCGCAAGGGGATGTTATCAATGGCCCGGAAAAATGGGAAGTCGATCTTAATTTCCGGCGTAGCCTTGTACGAGTTTTTGTTTGGCAAGTCGCCAGAATTTTCGCGGCAAATCTTTTGTACTGCCAACGACCGTAAGCAAGCCAATATCGTATTTACGATGATCAAAAAACGGCTGAACGCACTGCGGGCCTTTGATCAAGGCACCAAAAAGGGTACTAAAATCACTCGCGATGAAATTAGCAATCTTGATGACTACTCTTATGTTAGGTCGCTGTCACGCGATACCGGGACGGTCGACGGGTTTGAACCACACGTGGGGATCCTAGATGAGTACGCGGCCTCACGGACGATCGAAATGATGGAACTGCTAGAATCTGGTCAGGCCTTGCTGGATAACTCGTTGATCTTGATCATCTCAACAGCTGGGTTTGACCTCAATGCACCAATGCACACAATCGAGTATCCGTATGCAACTAAAATTTTAAATGGCAAGGTTGAGGATGATACTTACTTTGCCTACATTGCCGAGCAAGATTCCTTGGTTGAGGTTGACGATCGTGAGATGTGGATTAAGTCCAACCCAATCTTGTCAGTGCCAGCCCTACATGACCAGGTCTATGGGTACCTTGATAAACGCTGGACGGAGGCCAAGCAAAAAGGGACCAAAAACTCAGTGCTGGTCAAAAATTACAACATGTGGCGCCAAGCCGAAGAAGATAGCTATATGGATATTGATGCCTGGAATCGGGCTGAGGTAGGACCGGAAAACATTGATGGCCAACGAGTATGGATTGGTATTGACGTGGGGAAGTCCTCTGACTTGTTTGCCATCAGTTGGCTGGTCCCCAAAGACGGCTATTGGTATGCCGACGCTTATGCTTTTGTGGCCACCAAGTATGGCCTAGACGCTAAGATCAAGGCTGACCGGCTAGACTATCGACGCTTACAGGCAATGGGCCAGTGCGAGATCAGCAAGTTGGAGTCTGGGGTGATCGATGTCGAGCGGGTCTATGCCTGGCTAGATGATTTTGTGACTAGCCATAGCCTCGATGTACAAGCTATTTGCTTTGACCCGGCGCAATACGGGCCGCTAATGACACAAATCGAAAAAGGCCACCCGGAATGGGAACAAATCTCGATTCGGCAAGGGACCTTGTCATTATCGATGCCAACCAAGCAATTCCGCGATGACGTGCTTGATAAACGAGTGCGGCACTCTGGCAATGAGGTATTGACCGGTGCGATGGCTAATGCAGTCTTGCAATCGGACAACAACGGGGTCCGGATTAACAAAAATAAGTACTCCAACAAGATTGATGCGGCGGATGCGTTGCTTGATGCTTATGCAGTTTGCTTCCGCGAGGACCTGGATAACTATTTGACTGATGATGATGTGCTATCTGATGATTTTGGCTTTTAGGGGGTGATCCGATGCTCAAAAAATTTATCCGCTTTTGGCAACTCAACGAACCAATCATTCTGTTTATTTTAGCCAGTGCTTGCTTAGCTTGCGCCGGCTTTTTGTTTAGCCTCGCGGCGGGGCTGCTGGTGATCTCACTAATGCTATTTGTGTTGGCCTTTGTGTCGGCAGAAAGGGGGTGACGTAAATGCTATTTAAAATGCCCGAAAAACGGGACTGGGCAACAGATTTAATCGATGCTGGTGTGCTACCCGGTTATTCCAATTTGGGTGCGTATGTAGGGATTGGGGCTCTACGTAATTCCGACGTGTTAGCTGCGATCTCACATGTGGCCAGCAACGTGGCCCGCTTTCCGATTGTCGCCTTGGATGACGAGAAAAACGAAGTCAAACAGCTTAAAAATCTGGATTACCTGCTCAACAAACACCCCAACGCCACGATGTCAGCTTATCACTGGCGCTTTATTATGACGGTTAATGCGATTTTAACAGGGGATGGATTTTCGCGGATTATCCGCGACCCAACTAATAATGCACCGCTTGAGCTGCAGTATTTTCCAACTTCGCAAGTAATGGTCGATGATTCTAATCTCAATGATATTCGGTACCGCTTTACGGTCATCAATCGTGGCCAAGATTCGCGGACGATTGAGGAACCATTGGAAAATGTGGTCCACTTTATGTTTTTTACCCATGATGGGGTCCGTGGCCGCTCCCCATTACTCTCGCTGGGGGATGAGATTGGCTTGCAAGATGATGGGATCCGGACCCTGCGCCGCTTTTTTAAGTCTGGTTTTAAGGGCGGAATTTTAACGACCAAATCAGCCAAGCTAAACAAAGAATCGCGCCGGAAGATCCGGGAGGATTTTGAATATGCTCAACAAGGTGGGAATGCTGGTAGCCCGATTATTTTGGACTCGACCACGGACTATAAGCCGATTGAGGTTGATACCAATGTCCTACAGCTGATCAACTCTAACAACTACTCAACGGCGCAGATTGCCAAGGCTTTGCACGTGCCGGCTTACAAGCTTGCCGTCAACAGCCCTAACCAATCAATCAAGCAACTTAACGAGGATTTTATCCGGTCTGATCTACCGTACTATTTCCGGCCGATCACATCTAATTTGGAGTTGACTATGCTGACGGATCGCCAGCGGCACCATTACCATTTAGATTTTGACACCCGTAACGAGACTGGGTATACGCCGGCTGACGTCAACACCTTGGTCAATGATGGCACGATCACGCCAAACGAGGGTCGGGTGCTAATGGGGTTGCCTAAAGCAGATAACGGGGACTTGGATCGCTTCCAGTCCTCACTCAATACGGTATTCCTCGATCAAAAAGAGGCTTATCAAGCCAGCAAAGCCGCGAAAGGAGGTGAGAAGCATGACAAATCCGGAATTGGAGCGCCGGACCCTAACGGCGCAGATGGAACTGCGTGATGGCGCGGAAGATGGTGGTACTCCCACAATTACCGGCTACGCGTTGAAATTTAACAAGCCCTCAGAAGTACTAGGTGGGTTTGTTGCTTTCCGCGAAATTATTAAACCGGGGGCGTTGGCAACAGCCGACATGACCAACGTTGTGGCCACGATCAACCATGATCAAAATCAAGTTTTGGGTCGGTCGGGGATTAACTTAGACCTGGCAGTTGATGAGATTGGCTTACGTTTTACGGTCCAACCGACTGATACGAGCTTTGCCAAGGACTTAATTGCTAATATGCAAGCCGGGGTGATTAATCAATGCTCATTTGCGTTTACGATCCCGGCTAACGATGAGGCCCAAGACTGGGAAGAATCGGACGAAGATGGTGTTGATTACGTGCGGTCGATTAACCAGATTGACCATCTGTATGATGTCTCGATCGTCACCACCCCAGCTTATCCATCAACGGAAGCCCAAGTTGGTGAGCGGTCACTGGCCATGGTTAAGGAGAGTCGGCGAGCTCTACACCAAGCCGAGGTTGACACAGAAATTAAGCAGATGCGGCGGGAATTAGACCGCCAAGAGTTACTCAAGTCACTATGATGGAGGACAATTATGTACAAGGAAAAAATTAAGGAACTGCTTGCGGAACTTGAAGGCAAGCGGGCATTAGTTAATGACAAAACCCAAGAAATGCGGAAGTTGCTCGTTGAAGGGGCCAGCGATGATGACTTGGCTAAGGCCAAGCAATTGCGCTCGGACAAGGAACAGCTGGAAACGGAAATCCGGGAAAAGGAAGACCTGTTAGCGACCTACCGCTCAGTCTTAAATGGAACGCCAGCCCCGGAACCTGGGCCAACGCCAGCAGACCCAACGTTAGCTGAAGAACAGCGCGCGTTTAACGCCTATCTGCACCGCGACGCTGCGGCAGCGGGAGTTAATAGTACGGCAGCAGCCGTCACGATCCCCCAATCGATCCAGTACAATCCGGAAACAGAAGTTAAGTCAGTAACTGACTTGGCGGCCCTGGTAACGCAATTCCAAGCCACGACGGCCTCTGGTACGTACCCGATCACCAAGAAGGCTACCGCGCGGATGAATACGGTCCAAGAGCTGGAACAAAACCCAGACCTGGCCAAGCCAACCTTTACCAATGTTGAATGGAAGGTTGACACTTACCGGGGCGCAATCCCGCTGTCACAAGAAGCGATCGACGACTCGGCAATCGATTTAACGGGCCTGGTAGCACAAAATGCTCAAGAACAAAAGGTCAACACGACCAACTGGGCAATTGCGACGGTGCTTAAGAGCTTTACCGCTAAGGCTGTGGCGGGAGAATCCGTTGATGACCTCAAGCACATCATCAACGTTGACTTGGATCCGGCCTACAACAAGGTAATCATCGCCTCGCAATCGTTCTACCAATACCTCGACACGCTCAAGGACAAGAACGGTCAATACTTATTGCACGCGCCGATTACTGATGGCTCGCCAACGATGCTGTTAGGGTGCCAAGTAATCACGGTGGAAGACGAATTACTGGGTGCCAAGGGCGAAGCACATGCCTTTGTTGGTGACTTGGCCCGGGCGGTCTTGTTTGCTAACCGTAAGGATATCCAAGTCCAATGGGCAAACAACGACATTTATGGTCAATACCTGCAAGCCGTTGTCCGCTTCGGCACTAAGGCCGCTGATACCAATGCCGGTTACTTTGTGACCTACACGCCAGCGGAAAAATAGTAGCGTCCGGCACTAGCCCGGACGTAAAGCCAACATCTGCCAATACCGTTGAGGAGATCAAGGCGTACCTAGATGCGCACCAGATCACTTATCCATCTAGTGCCTTAAAGGCTGACCTCTTAGCCTTAGTAGGTGGTGATAGAGCATGATGCTGACAGATGATGAGCTCGCAAACCTTAAGCGCTACTGCAAGATTGACCATAATTTTGACGACGAAGTGCTCAAGATGATTATCGAGTCAGTCGAGGTTGAGCTGGTCCGGGCGATCAGTTATACTGCGACGCCAGCTGATTTTGCCGCTGAGCCGCGATTTAAGATTGCCTTGATGAAGCAAGTCAAGGAAGAGTACTATTTCCGGGGCTTAACGGCAGACAGTCGGCGAAAGGAATTAGCCTTGGGAGTCGATAACATCATTAGTCAATTAAGGAGTGAGATGAGAGATGGAGACGACCTACATGACGGAACGGATCACCCTGTGCTCAGTAGCAACGGGGATTGATCCAGTTACCCACCGCCCGCTTAAACAGCGACTGGTGGAAGAATTTACGGTGTGGGCTGAGGTCGCCCGGCTCCCAATCCGCGAAATGATTGCTAACGGATCCAAAATTGGCTTTGTTAAAGAGTCGCCCGTATTCAGGATCGCCTATCAGACCCCGAAAGAGATCCAACCCAACTGGCTGATCAAGTGGCGGGGAAAACAGTACGCAATTACGGGGATGGACCCCGATTACCGGACCAAAGATACGATGACGATTTTGACTCAGGAGGTGACAGCTGATGAGCGTAACAGTAACGGGAGACAAGGAAATGCTGGCTTACCTGGCTAGGCTTGATAAGTCCGTTGATGCCAAGAGTCGCAAAGCTGTCCGTGACGGAGCGGGAATCTTTGAGGACCACTTGGTGGACAATACCCCAGTCTATCCGGGTAAAGATCACTCGGGGATGACACCACTGGCTAAACATGTCGTAACGGGGAACCTTCGGACGGCAACGGGCGAAGTTGAACAAAACGTCGGTTATGACAAGGAAAAAGGGTATATTGCGCACTTTCCCAACTCGGGAACCAGCAAGCAAGACCCACAGCATTTTATCGAGGATACGCAAATCGAGGTTACGGATACAATCATTGCGAAATTTATTGAGGATCTCCAACTATGATATTGCCGGAAATCAAAGTGGCCGACCTATTAACGGCCGACCAGAAATTAGTTGCGATGATGGCCGAGTTACGGTCCATGCCGTTAGACTTTACGCCCATTTACACTTATACGCCAGACGATTCCTTAGTTAAGGCTGAGGCGGCGCCTTGGATTCGGGTTACCCCGATTCCGGGCGATAGAAGCTTGGCTAGTGATGATGAACGGGCGTTTGAGTATCCCCGGGTTCAAGTTGATTTTTGGCTCCGGGAAGAAAACATGGACCGACTGGCCGAAATACAAGAACAAATTTACCAAACCCTCAAAGTAGGTGGCTTTTACCGTTACTACCAAGACCGGTACTCGGATCCGGACTTGGACGGTTGTTTAATGGTCACCGCCAACTTTGAGGGATTTTTAAAACGAAAGGATTGATGAAAAGTGGCAGAACCAAACCAAAAGCTCGCTAAATTTGGGGCTTCCAATTTTGAGTACGGCGTTGTCGGTGACGATGACAAGGTCAAAGAAACTCGGAAGATCCACGGCTTAAGCGAAGTCAAGATGGACATTACTAGTGAACTGAAGACCTTACCAGCCGATGATGGCCCGTACCTGGTTTTATCTGGCGGGATCACCGAAGCTAAGCAAACGATCAGCTTATATGATGTTGATACCAAGATGAAGCAAGACCTTTACGGGATCCAAGTCGAAGCTGGGGTGGAAAAGTACTCCAAGAACATGGTGCCAAACTATGTGGCGACCCTCTTTAAGACTAAATTATCCAACGGTAAGAACGTTTGGGTGGGGGCCTTAAAGGGAATGTTCTCACTGCCGGGAATTGATACCCAAACCCAAGATGGGGCACCAGACCCGAAGGCGGATGAAATCGAAGGTAATTTTGTACCGCGTGGTGATTCCGATTCTGGCGATATTATTCTGATTGGCCGGGAAGACAACGAAGAATTTAACTTTGAAAAATTCCACGACATGGTTTTCCCTAAGCCAACAGCTGGTGGCGCCGGTTAGTTAGCTAAGCTGACAGAGACGAGTGATGTGAGACGAGGAGGATATTATGTATCAATTACACGTAAAAACGAAAACAAAAGAATTGGTCTTAACCCGCGAAGAAGCGCCAGCCTTAGAAAATTTATTGGACGCGTTGAAGGTCCAACGAATTGATATCCAGCGTAATGAATCCGACAGCGAGAAGCTACAAAAAGACTGGATGAATGCCCTGGTTGATTTTGCGCTCCGGTTTTGGGGTAGCAATGGATTAACCAAGAAGGACGTACTGGCAGGGGTGTCAGCAGTGGACGGCTATAACGAAATTATGGCGGCAGTGGTAGCCACCTTAGGCTACGACGACAATGACGATGATGAGGGTGACGACCCAAAAGAATAACGGTCGCGATGGTCGATGATGCCATTGCTGATCTTGAGGAACTGATCAAAAACCAGCTCCAAAATGGTTACAAATGGCAAGAGGTGGCCCGGTTGACCTTAGCGGATATTAAGCTGATGAGCGAAGTGTTCGAGGAAAAGCAGACCACCATCGATAAAGCGTTCCCATTCCTGTTTTAAGTGAGAGGAGGTAAAGAATGGCAACTGGATCAATGGGCCACATCGCCGGGACGGTTAGCTTAAACATTAACCCATTTACGGCCAGCAACAACGTTTTAAAGGCGCAAATCAAAGCCACCTCGGCCGCGCTGAGGGCACAATCGAGTGTAGTTGATGGCTATGGCAAGAGCATTAACGGTATGCGGGCCCGCTATGCCACGATGACCACCCAGCTTAGAAACTACACAGCCCAATTAGAGCGTTACAAGGCCTTAGCTAATGATGCGACCCGCTCTGATCGGCAACGGGCCAACGCGGCCACCCAAGCTAACAAGGCCGCCGCCGAAATTAACCGGCTCCGGAGCCAGATGGCCAGTCTTAACCGCACAATTGAATTGCAAGCCAATAAGTGGACGCAGGCGTCAGCCAAAGCAAATGGTTACGCCAAGACCTTAACAACGGTTGGCAATAAGGTAAGCGGGGTTGGTAAGTCGATGACTACCAGTCTGACGGGGCCAATGGCATTAGGATTAGGCTACGCGGCTAAGCAATATGCTGATTTTGACGACCAGATGAACAAGACCAAGAATATTATCCGGACTTCGGGGGAATCAGCGTCTGAGACCCAAGCCTCATACAACAAGATGATCAAAGATGCCCGGAAATATTCGGATCGGTACGGGGTCAGCCAAAACAAAATCGCGGCCGGCTATGAAGACCTGGTCAAGCGGGGTTACACCTCTAAAGCTGCGATCGGGGTCATGGATTCCGAACTTAAGGCATCGGTGGCCACGGGGGATGATTTTAACGACGTGATCAAGGTCTCGTCGTCAGTGATGGAATCCTTTGGCTTGACGACCACCAAGACCGGGAAACAAATTAAGAGCGCGGCTGAAATGCAACGGCGATCCAATCGGACCTTGAATCTCTTGTCATACGCAGCCGATGCAACCTCGACCGACTTCCAGAGCCTCGGGATTGGGATGTCTTACGTGGGCTCAACGGCGCACCAAGCAGGCTTCTCACTCAAAGAAACGGCGGTCTCAATGGGGGTCTTGTCTAACAACGGTCTTGAAGCTGACAAAGCCGGGACTGGGTTACGGCAAGTCATTAATTCGTTGGTTAAGCCGACTAAAGGGGGCGCGGCGGCCCTCGATAAGTTAGGGTTGAGTGCCAAAGACTTTGTCGATAAATCTGGCAAGATGAAGTCGATACCTACCATTTTTGGGAAGATTAATAAGGCAATGAAGCTTAAAGGTATCGATAGAAATGAGCGGGGCAAGATCTTTAAAGCCCTGTTTGGCACGACTGGTCAGCAAGCTGGGGCGATCTTAACCGAGAACTACAAGCGGGTTAAAGAGCTGACCGGCGAAGCTGAACGAGCCACCAAAACTGATTACATTGGTGATCTGGCAAAGAAAAACATGACCTCAGCCAAAGCTCAAATCGCGATTGCCAAAGAATCGTTGACTAATGCGGGGATGGATATTGCCAAGAACCTTTTGCCGGTAGTCACGCCACTAATTAAGGACGTGGGTGCGTTGGCGCGCTCCTTTGGGAAGCTGCCACAACCAGTTCAGAGTGTGATTGCAAAGTTTCTGTTGGTTACTGCGGCGGCAGGTCCCTTGCTGGTCATGCTGGGCAAAATGACTTCCGGGGTCGGTAAAGTGATTGCTACCTTTGGGGCGGCGCAAGCAATGATTGGTCGCTTTCAGACGGCCTCCAAACTCGGTGCAACTGGGTTGGATCTGCTCAAGCAAGGATTATCCAAGACGGCATTTGCAGCAGCAAGCACGGCGACGGCCACTGGTGGAGCAACCACCGCGATTGCAGGAGCTGGCGAAGCCGCTACTGCTACGGCCGCTGCCGGTACTGCGGCTAGTCTGTCACTTGGGACGATTGCTTTAGCGGCCGGTGGGGCTACATTGGCGATTGGCGCCGGGATTGCGGTGTGGGAGCTGTGGGGTAAAAAAATGTTAGCGGCCTCGCAACGCTCATCACGCTGGGGCTCGGACGTGGGCTCGGCGGCTGATCATGCTCTTTCTAAAATGCAGAGCACCTCAAGAGGGATTGAAGAAGCCTTAACCAATATGGATACGGCCTCGCATACCACCGCTAAGAGTATGTCCTCAGCGTTTGATACCGAATTTGCCCAAATGGAAAAGTCAGCCCGCGATCATTTTGCCAAAATCAAAGAGGGCGAAAAAGATCTGGATCCGACAACGGCTAAGGCGGTTGATAAGCAAGCCAATAAGGAGATTGATCAGTATAACGACTACCTCAAAGATGCTGATACGGCCAAAAAGAATGCCCAAAAGATCTTAAGCACGACCAACGGTACGGTCGCAGATCTATCGGCCAGCCAACGAACGATGCTTAGGAATAACCAGCAAGCGATGTTACAGGACGAAATGAAGATCCTTAACATCACTGGAAGTGCCCAAAAGAAGGCGATTGCGGCGTTAAATGGTGATATTAAGCATATGTCGGCCAGCCAACGAGAAAGCCGGGAAACGGACCTACGGCAGTCAATGGCTCAGATGAAGCAGCACTACTTATCCCAAGAAAAAGCGCTTAAAGAGCATTATGGGAAAAATAGTGCTGAGTACAAGGCAGGGCATAAGGCTAATGCCAAGGCGCTGAACGACTATACTGCCAAAGCCTCGGCCGAGTATATTAAGCTGGCTAAGGCTAACGGGGAATCGACCAAGCAAATCAAGGCAGATCTTGAAGCTGCCGGGCTGGACTACAAAAAGGGAAGTAAGCAGTTAGCCCAAGAAGCCAAGAATGCGAAGGATGCCCTTAAAGGGGTTACGATTGACACTCAAAATATGACTGGCAAGACCAAGAAGGCTGCTAATGCCTGGAATAAGCTGGTCTTTGACCCTAAGACCGGGAAAGTTAAGACCAATGCCCAAGATGAAATTGCTAAGGCGGTAAAGTCAAAAGACAAATGGAATCAGATCAAACTGCTGGAAAAGCAAGGGAAGCTCTCAACGAATGCTAAACAAATGGTTGCGGCGGCCTTAGTCGAAAGCGGCAAATGGGATTCCATGTCGTGGAAGGAACAGAAGCTATGGCTTAAAGACGGCTTTTCTGAAACGATTGTCAAAGCCTTGGAAGATTCCGGAACATGGAATAATCTCGATTTGCAAACCAAAGAGGCAATCGTCAAGGCCAAGGGCAAGAAAGAAATGGTGGATATCTTAGTCCAATCCGGTGCCTGGAACACCCTAACGTTGAAACAGCAGGAAGCCTTAGTCGCAACTAAGGGGACGGCTGGTGTAATGGACGCCCTAGATCAGATGGGACGTTGGAATACCTTAACGCCAAAGCAACAAGAAGCGATCGTCAACGCCAAGGGTGGACCTGCCCTGGCCAACTTGCTGACGCAATACGGCTTGTGGGAAGGGCTTCCGCAATCCGTACTTAAGCAGATGATCGCAGAGGATAAAGCTAGTGGTAATGCCGCGGCGGCTAAGAATGCCATCAAACGGTACAATGCTGCTAACCCTAACCACAAGTATTTCCGAGCGGAAGATAGAGCCAGTGGAAATGGAAAAAAGGCAATCGGAGTCATCCAAAAGTGGAACTCACTGAAAGCCAACGTCCACAAATTTATTACTGAGTATGTAACCAAGCATAAAAAAGGCCATGCACGCGGGACCAACTACCACGAAGGTGGGCCAATGATGGTCAACGACCAAAAGGGGCCGGTTTTCCGGGAGTTGGTCCAATTCCCAGGTCAACAACCATTTATCCCGTACGGGCGCAATGTCATCATGAATGCCCCAGCTGGGACAAAGGTTTTGCGGGCCAGCCGTACGGCCAAACTTTTTACAGGTTTGCCGCAGTTTGCCAATGGGACCAGTGATGCGGTCTCAATTCTCAACAATCTGCCGCGTGAGCTTAAGGCCGCACCGGTTACGACCAATACGACGACTGTAACTAACGTCAACGGCTCGGCTAAAGGGGATGCTTATATGGCCCAGATGGTTGGCTTCCTGTCACAAATGGCAGATCAGATGGGCCAAATGGTCGGTCTTAATGCGGCTCAAATCGGGGCCATTAAAGCGGCCGCGATGGACAAAAACACCTTGTATACCAAGATGGGGACCGATCAAATTTACTTCGATGCGCAACAACTGTAAGGAGGTGATCGCCGAATGCGTAATCTCTTATACCTCAAACATGACGGTGACCCAGAGCTTGCTAGTAATCAGATCACCGAACAACTGACCTTTTTGGGGCTAACTGAGGCCCCCAGTATCGTGCATAACTACCGCGAGGAGACAATGCACGATGGCCAAATCTGGAATTACTCGCGCTATGGCCAAACCACGGTGACCGCTAAATTTTTATTGCAGTACACAGATCACGTGGACTTTAAATTGGCTAAGCACGCGATCTACCGAGCTTTAATGCAAAAGGGGATCTACCGACTACGGACGGCGACCGAACCCAACGTAGTACGCTACTGCCGGGTCAACAATTTTATGATTGAGCCTGAGGCCGGCACTAGCAACTACGTAACTTTTGACGTACCGTTTGATAATCCGCGCGGGCTTAAGTACAGCAAGCTCTACTCTGACCAGATGGATGAGGACCAACTCCGGGAGTTTGGTCTTAATTTTGGGGATGAGTACCAACTGAGTTACCATTTTGCCAGTCAAACGAGCTTTAAGGTACTTAACGCCTCGGATATTACGGTGGACCCGTATGGGCAAGATCACGCCCTTAAGATCACCATGCGTCATAATGGTGGAGCGTTTGGGCTCAAAAACACGACGACCGGCACGGCCTGGAATTATAAGCAGTCATTGGGGAGCGGCGACAAGTTGGTTTTAGATGGTATTCGGACGCTTAAAAATAACCAACCTGATAGTGCTAGTACGGACTATCAGTGGCTGACATTGGCGCCAGGTTGGAATCACATTGAGGTCACGGGAGCCAGCGACCTTGACGTGACGTTCTCGTTTCCGTTTATGTACTTAGGTTAGGAGGTGAAGCTGATGCAACAATTGGTACTGATGACACCCCATAAGTCTAAGGTCAAGGAACCCTTAGACCGGGTGATTATCTGGGAAACACTCCACATGCAATGGGAGAAAAACTCAACCTATCAGATCAGCTTTACTGCCTACAACGCCCGTGATGCTGACCTCTACGAAATGATTAGTGTCGAGTCATCACTCTGGCTCAACGGCCAAGAGTGGATCGTGAAAAAATGCGATGAAACTAAGCAGAATGGCGGGGTGGCCACCAAGGAAGTAACTGCTTGGCACGTGTATAACCAAGTCGTGCAAGTTTATCAGTATGACAAGGTTGACGATAACTATGGTGCCAAGGCAGATAACAGCAACGAGGACACGGCGGCGCAAGCCAAAGAGTACTCAATCCAAGACCTGCTTGATTACTACTTTAAGGGTAACGAGCTAGGTTTTACCTACGAGGTCCATGGTAACTTTTCTAAGCGTAAGCTGATGGACGTTGGGGGCGGCTCGGGTAAGGATTGCTTATCTAAAATTGCAGAAACGTGGACGGACGCAATTATTTACCCCGATAACCGTAAAATCCAGATCTACTCAGCGGCCGAATTTTTTAAGGATCGTGGTCGTCGCCTTGACTATCAGCATAACGTGTCGATGGTTAAGGATGGCAACGACTCCAGCGATATTATTAACATCATCAAGTGTGTTGGTGGTAAGCATACGGTTGAGCATACCGTCTATACCGGGACCGGGGGCACCAATGCCGCCGGGCCAACTGAGCCGGTCAATGGTGACTGGACGCCGGTGATCCAATATGTGGCCTCGCTGTACGGAATGAAGCTAACGGGCGCGCAGCTTAATTTAGTGCGAGCACAAATCAATACTGAATCGAGCGGTCGCGAAGGCGTTACCGGTGGAGATGATGGACTAGCGGATGGTCCGGCCAAGGGATTGCTACAGTTTAAACAGCGGACTTTTGACTACTATTCTCGGCCACCATATACCAATGTCTACAAGGGGTTTGACTCTTTAGCTGCGTTTTTTAACATCCCAAATATCCTAGGCCAGATCAATGGCTACACCGGCTACTCGCCCCACGGCGCACCGTTGCACCCTCACGAGCAATTGGTTATTAACCCGCCTAATCCGTGGGGTTGGCCATTTCCGAGTGTTGGCGAAGGAAGCTTTCTGACGGCGCAAAAATTTGGCTTTACGGGTGGAGGACGGACCAACGGGTTTCACGACGGGCTTGACTTTGGCTCGATTGACCACCCAGGCACCGATGTCCACGCAATTCACGGCGGCGTTGTCCAAACAATCGGCTATATGCGGGGGCTGGAGAATTACGTGACGATTGTCTCTAACGACTACATGGTGGTCTATCAAGAGGCCTTTTACAGCCAGTCCGATATTACCGTTAAAGTAGGGCAACAAGTAAAAACGGGGGACGTGATTGGTCATCGCAATACCTCGCACCTGCATATCGGCATTACCAAGGAAAAAGACATCAATAAAGCGGTCGGCAGTGCTTTTAGCGATAACGGGACTTGGCTGGACCCGCTGACGATTATCAAATCCGGAAGTACCTCAGATGCAGTCGGGTCGGACACCTCAACCGCCTCGAGCGAAGAATATTATTTCCAGCCATTTATCTATCGTGATGAGAAATCAATCAAAGAATGGGGACCTTATCCTGGGCCAGAGTGGACAGATGAAAGCTACACCAACGCCGACGAGATGCGGAAGGACGCCCCACTGCACCTGAAGCCTAATCCATCATTGGCGATTGAGGTTGAGCTCGCTGCCGATCAGTATATGGATCCATATTTTGGCGGGGAAGTTATTAGGCTGGCCCGACCAGGAGACGGTTTTGTAGCGAATTTGAACGTCGTATCGTGGGACTGGTATCCCTGGGCCAAAAAACTGAGCTTGTCGCTCAACAGTACGACCCGGACCATCATTGATTATCAAAATCAACGGGCCCGGAAGGTGGAAAACGCCTTGCAGGCGCAAATCGATCAACTTAAAGGGCTTAGCCACAAGATTGGTCAGCAGTCACAAGCCTTAACGCAGGTGCTGGAAAACAAATCCGAAACGGATAAAGCCTTGGAAGCGACAAACCAAGATGTTGATTGGCTCACGAATGGCAAGGTTAATTTGGTGACTAGCCTATCTGGCGGGAGTATCGATTCTGCTACTTATAACGGATCACCGATTTATGACCTCACGACATCGCCGCTCAGTAGCAACTTTTTTACGGTTAGTGGGGGATCGTCTATCTCGATGCAACTGAGCGCAAATCTGACTGATGGGTCAGCGCGGGCTTATGTAGAGTTTTGGGCTGGCGATACCAAGTTGGGACAATCAGCGACGGTCTATGCCTTTGCTCGTGACGGCTGGCAGGTAATGGCACGATCAAATTTGACAGTGCCAGCAAATGCTACTACTGGGCGGATGGTAATTAGCGGCGATAGTGGCGGGAAGATCAGCCGGGCCCAAGTTAATCGTGGATATAAAGTTACAGATTGGAGTGAGTTAAGGTAATGCAGTTACAAAGGATTGAGCTTAAAAAGCTCGGGACAACTGAGCGGATTTTACGTTCAGACACCCAGGGGAATTTTGACAAGTTGGAAAATGCGGTCAACTCAAATGCTAGCGCCACGGAAGCGCTGACCAAGCGAATCGCGGCGCTGGAGGACATGCTGTTTGGCCAACACCCACAAGAGGTCAAAATGGCCGAAAACTCAACCCCACCGGTAAATGGCGGGGCGATGTTAGTCAACTTAACTAATGAGGAGGACAAGTGATGGTATCACAAAACAACGATGGAAATTACTATGAAATTGCGGTCGATACCGCCAAGGAAGGCGCCGAAGTATGGAGCTTAAACGACTGGTTTAAGGCACGGGTCGGCGATGATGGCACACCACTAGTCATGCGGTTTTACACGCAGGGCCAGCTCAACAGCTTTGACGGCCACCAAAAGCCGATCATCCAAGGTAATGTTGGAGCGTATAGTTTTGACGACCAAAAGCAAATCGTCATGGCAGCCGATGCCAAGGTAGTGAGCTGGACGGGTGACCCAAGCGATATGCTACCGGGTGGCCGGGCTCGCTTCCGCTTCCCACAGCAAATGTTTCCGACTGAAGGGGCATTTTACGGCTTCGTGGGGTATGTGGACGAATCCAATGGCCGGCGTTTGACGGGGGTCAATGTATGGTTCCGCGTGCTCGGCGGTGTAGCCCAAATGGGGAAGGCGTGCGAATACTATATCAGCGACCTGGATATTGCCCTGGCTAACGCCAAGGAAAAGATGCGGCAAGCTGACATTGACTTTAAGGCGGCGACGGATTCCGCCTTGCAAGACTTGCGGACTAAGTACCAGCAAGAGGCACAAGCCAACCAAGATGCTTCGGAAACAACCCGTGCGGGTTTGCTTAAGCTCGCTGATTCGGTCGGGGCAATCCAAGCCCAGATTGACGCAGGCAATGTAGTTACTTTAGCTCGGTATAATCGTGATTATGGAAGTATTTCAGAATCAATCAACAAAAAGTTGGCAAACATTAGTTCAATTCCAGAAGCATACGCTTCTTTAAGCGATATTGAGTCTAAATATCCATCAGGAAAAGAAGGTATCTTTGTAACCGTTGATACAGGACATAAGTGGATATATATTAATGGCGAATGGAAGGACTGTGGAGTATATCAAGCAGCTGGGGTTGATCCAAACGTTATATTGGAACTGGCTAATACCGATCACGATAATTTACTTCCTAATCCAGCTTTTAAATCTTTAGATGGTTGGAACATCACAACAACAGACAGCTCTACTAAACCAGATTATTCAATCTTAGAAAATGATTTTGAAAATTCGAACGTCATGCTTATCAATGGATATGGTAGCTTCTCAGATGAAAGTTCATGGACCAATGTTATAAGCGATCCGGTTGCTGTCAAAGGCGGCAAAATTATTACTTTTAGTGCAATGTATAATTCTAAAGACCCATTGATTGATGGAGGATAGCCGAACATTAACATTGAACTAGATGCTTTAGATGCAAATAAAGCAATTTTGAATAAAAGTTATATTTATAGTTCACCAGATTTAGATGATGATTTACATTTTCGTTCAAAAACAATTAAATTACCAAGTGAAGCTAATTATGTACAGATGAAACTACAAATTAACGGTCAAGGTTCTTTCAAGGTAGCGTATCCCAAGGTCAACTATGGTTTACAATTTGTTCAAAACTCGATAGGACAATTACAAGCGGCAACCCAGCACGAAAATCTACTGTTTGACAATCCAGTTAAAAATTGGCAGATGGTTTGGTACACAGATAGCAAGATGTATCTTGATCAATTCGGAGCTGTTAAAGTCATTTCTGGTAGAAAGAGTTCTTCATTTTTGCAATCAAAACTTTTTCGGCAACGTCCAGGTGACAATTTGTCGATTAAATTAGAAATCCAAGCCGAGGACAATGTAAAACTGCAAGTTTTTGAATATAACGATGATTTAAAGCAGCAAAATGAACAAATCTTTATTGTCGAAAAAAATAATAAATTATCAGATCAATTTTTTGAAAATATAAATCTAGGTAATGCAACAACAATTGTTCAAATAGCTTTGTCAGCAGCTCCTAATCGAAGCTTTACGATTGCAAAAGTTATTGCAAAAAATGGTACTAATTTTAGCGAAAAATATGAAAATTCGATAAAGGCGTTGGTTAATCGCGATAACTTAATCAAAAATCCTAGTTTAACTTCATTAAGTGGCTGGAATTTATACGCAACAAAAAAAGCTGTCTATCCAGATTATCATTTCTACAACGATCCAAATTCTAAAGATAATAACGTCATTGAGATCAACGGTTACGGTGACGCTACTAAAGAGGACTCATATGTTCATTTAAAGAGCGATCCGGTTTCTGTTAAGGGTGGTAAATTACTGAGTTTTGGTTCGTTGCACAATTGTCGGATTAATGAAGGAACAAATCAACGGCCAACTGCGTCGATTAAGTTGTCTATTATGGATAATAATGGTAGTGAAATTAGAGCTGCGTTTATTTACTATATTCCTGATACGGATGATGATTTGCATCTTCGCCAAAGCACTATTCTACTTCCTGACAACGCATCATTTGTATCTTTAGATTTTATGATGTCTGGTCAAGGAACATTCAAGGTATCGGAGCCTCAAGTAAACTACGGACCAAGTCTCAATCCAAAAATAAATAGTCAAGTGATTCGCAATATTAAAAATGGAGATTTGCTTGCAGATAATCCAGTTAGCAACTGGCAACCTATCTGGTTTACAGGTCAGAAAAAGTATGCTGATGATGAATCAACATTTTTAACAACACTAGATGGTACTGCTGTTCCATTACAATCGGAATATATTCCTGTCTTTCCTGGAGATACATTTGATGCTCAGGCATTGATTAAAACATCTGGTCACGTCTACCTGTCGTTCAATGAGTATGATCAGAATTTAAAACAATTATCGGTAACAAAAATCGATGCTAATCAAAGTGACGATTACAAAACACAATGTTTCCGCAACTTAACAGCTAGCTCCGGAACTGCCTATATAGCTATATCTTTTGCTGTAATCGGTGCTAAGAGTAGCTACAATCTTAAGAAAGTTAAGTTGATTAAAACCTCTTCTTTGAATGATAATGCTTCTGAAAATGTTTCAACAAACAATTTATTAGTTCCTAAATTTTCGATTACTAACGATTTAAGTAGTTTAAGTGATGGCTGGGAAAAGTCGTCATTCACATACGAAGAAAATGGTCGTTCTATTAAGGGCTATCTACAAGTTGGAATTCAAGGATTCTCTTCTCGCGAGTGGCGAAAAAAGAATTACAAAGTAAAATTATATGAAGATGCTGATTGTACCAAAAAGCTAAAAATTGCTTTTAAACCATCTTGGGTTCCAGATTCTCATTTTAATCTAAAAGCTAACTTCATTGATGCCACCCAAGCACATAATTTAGTCAACGCTAAATTGTTCGCAAACGCTACTGCAGTTACCCCCATCGCTAATGAGACGACTCGCAAGGGATTATCAAAGAGCACACAACTTGGTCAAATGGCGGGCTTTCCAATTGAGTTATACATTAACGGCACCTATATGGGTCTATACACTCTTAACACGAAAAAAGATGATAAATCTTTCGGTATGGATAGTAATAACAAGGCTCATGAGGCAATCGAGGTAAATGCTGAGACGGATATGTTTAACCAAGGTCAAACGATTGATCAAAAGGAATTTGCTACAATTCTGCAAAAGCAAGCAGATACTAATGTTAAAGCTGGGTTTGACCGTTTTGTTGCCTTCCTAAACGATGCGACTGATGATGATATCAAAGCTCATCTACAAGACTATGTTGACGTTAAGTCAGCGATGAATACTTGGTTATTTGGTATTTTGTCACAAGAAAGTGATATTTGGGGGCGCTCAATGTTGCTATTAACGTATGATGGTGGTCAACACTGGTTTGTGACAGCTTACGATCTTGATGCAACATGGGGGCTTAGCTGGGATGGTAAGTCACTTGATGGTAATGCTGAGTGGTTTAAGTTTGAAAATATTGACAGTGAAATGCACAAGACTGGAGCTTGGTATAACAAACTTTGGACAAGGATCTACGATAACTTCAAACCAGAATTGAAAAATCAGTATCAATACTTACGAAGCAACGCTTGGTCAACGCAGGCGTTAATTAATGCCTATAGAACCTATATTGATGCAATTCCAGATTCAGTTTATGAAAAAGATCATAAGCGATACCCTGATATTCCATCCCTTTCAACTAATAACTTTGCACAAATTCAAGGTAAAATCATTGAACGTTGTACCAACATGGACGCATGGATAGATAAGTTAGCTTAAAGATTATCTGTAGTCGCCTAAGAAATACACAGTATATAAAAAGCCTCACTCAAAGGAGCGTGGCTTTTTTGTACATAATCTTTTGTGGTTGGCGGACGGAGAAAGGGGGAGATTATGATGGATCCACATCATTTTTTAGGGCTTAATTGGGGCGAGTGGGTATCGGTCACGACATTGCTAGGCTTGCTGGCAACGCTACTATATAGCCTGCTGAGCAAGACGGCGCGGGACTCAACCAAAGATGACTTTGCGCGTATTAACGATGTCATGCTAGGTGTCAAGACTACAATGGCCGAACTCAATGCCACAATCCGGCAATTGCGCGATGACATGGATGAGCGCAAAAAGACGGAAGACCGCATGCACAAGGCGATCGACGACCACGAAAAGCGCTTAGTACGCTTGGAAACACAAGAGGAGGAAGAACGACGATGACAAATGCCAAGAAGAAATTTTTGAACGCTGATGGGACCCTAAATAAGACGGTGATCGCGAGCTTTTGCACCCTATTGATCGTGCTGGTGCAGCAAATCATGATGGCGTGTGGCTTTAGCTACGGCCACTGGGACCAGGTAGCGGGTATCATCAACACGATTCTGGCGGTAGCTTCGGTTGCCGGCTTTGTCGAGGGCGATGGCTCAGTACAGGCACCAAAGGGGGAAGAAAATGAAACGAAATAAGCATAAGTTAGGGAAAAAGATTGCGGTTGCTACGGCGGCCGCTTTTTTGTTGGCTCCAGTTGCTTTGGGGCCAGTTGAGGCACAAGCGGCTAAAGGCGACTATGGGGTTGACTGGTCAATCTACCAAGGTGCCTATGGTAAGTGGGGCTACGATCACGATAAGTTTTCCATTAGTCAAATTGGTGGTACCAATACTGGCTGGGACCTGTACGATCAATGGACTTACGGGAGCCAGGTTAAATCTACCATTGCCATGGGCCGACGAGCGCATACGTACATTTGGTGGGAAAATGTAACCAATAACGCCCAAGCCGATCATGTACTTAATTACTTTTTACCCAAAATCCAGACGCCGAAGGGTAGTATTGTGGCCCTTGACGTTGAGCGGGGAGCTCAAAATACAGCCGTACTTGATCGCGCTTTGCAACGTATTAAGGCCGCGGGTTACACTCCCGTAATCTATGGGTACAAAGGGTACTTGACCAGTACCGTTGACCTGCATTACTTGGCCAAGAAATATGTACTGTACCTGGCCGAATACCCGTCAATGTCAGTAACGCCAACACCTAACTATAACTTCTTCCCGTCGTTCGAGAACATCGGGATTTTCCAATTTACGTCGACCTATGTAGCCGGTGGACTTGATGGTGATATTGACCTTACTGGCATCACGGATAATGGTTACAAGAACGGAAACCCAATGAAACCAGAAACTCACACGCCGGCGGTTGACGCTGGGAAGAAACTACACCAAGATACTCACAACTACACGGTCAAGGCCGGTGATAGTTGGTGGTCGATCGCTAATAAGTATGGTATGGATATGACGGCCTTAGCTACCCTTAACGGTAAGACTATCAGCACGGTTATCCATCCGGGCGATGTACTACGCGTTGCTGATAAGGGTCAAGGCTATGGTGGGATGAACTTCGGTGTTGATGCTAGTTTTGACTTTGACGGTGCCTTTACCACGGTGGTATCTGGCGGGACAGTACCAACTACGCCGACGTCAGCACCTGATAGTGGTCAATCAGTTTGGCGGAAGCCAACTGGCACTTACTTAGTTAAGGCTGGCGATACCTTATCCGGGATTGCTTCCCAATTTGGCACGACCTGGCAAAGTCTAGCCGCCATCAATGGATTGGGGAATCCAAACGTAATCTTCCCTGGTCAAGTGCTTAAGGTAACGGGTCAAGCTTCAACGCAAAATACTTACTACGTCCAAAATGGCGATACTTTATCGGGGATTGCAAGCAAGTTTGGCACGACTTATCAAGAGTTGGCTAAGATTAACGGGATTGCCAATCCAAATATCATCGGGGTTGGTCAAAAGATTATCTTGCCTTCTGGCGGTGGAGTTAATGCTTACACGGTCAAAAGCGGTGATACCTTATCCGGGATTGCTTCTCGATTTGGCACGACCTGGCAAGCCTTAGCAAGCAAAAATCACATTACAGATCCGAATATGATTTTCCCTGGCCAAACGATTCAAATTTAA